TCACCAACAAGCTCAGTTTCCTTGCCCTGAGGACTTATGGTTTTATACACTTTGTACATGGCGTAAGCCGCCACTGTAATAGCAGCTATAGTCGCCAGAACCTTAGGGCTACTGATTGTCCCTTGAACAGATTCACCTATACGGTACCAGTCCTCTCGAGTTACACTTCTCCTTTTCAACTCGCGAATACACATATCGAACTTCCTTCTACAATACTTGCTTAAAATATAATAATAGAAGTAAAGTCTTGTTAACTGAATAAAGTAACTGTTCCAAATGATATTGAGACAAAAGAATCCAACAATAGTCGTTACGATAGTTGTTGTATCACTCTGAACTGTCGACATGCACATAGTATCTGGCAAATTACAACATAAACACAGATTAACTTTGCGCATTTCAGAAACACACTCTTGAACTCGATTCTGGTCAGTATTAAAACTTGTAATGGTTTTATCTAACCACGTAAGTAAACCACGCAAATCAATGTTCGTATGTATGTTCTCAAATTCTGCAAGTCTTCTTCCACCACTAACGGCAACTGGTTTAACCAAATCGACGTTAAATGTCCAAAGATCAGGATAAGGTCCTGGTGGTACATTAGCAGAGCATAACATCCCTCTCTCATCCTTGTACTCAGGTCGTACTGTTGGAGTAATAATGAATGGGAAGCGCCTTTGAACGGCAGACGGACATGAAAAATAATGATAAGCATTTAAATTCTTCACGTTTGTCGTACCGACAACTAACTTAGCTCTCAAGGGCGTTTTACCTTTATTCTCCAACGAAGCTTGATCAGGACAATATGACGCATTGTTGATTATCTGAATAATTTGATTCAAGGACTTAGGATCATTCATCTCAGGAGCTTCATTAGCAACATCATCTAAAATTATGGTGTGGCAAGATGAAACGAATCCATCCCAATATTTTGCAGCTGGATTAACAGTATAACGAAATTCATCCCCTAATGGGAGATTTTCATGCTTAGCAAAATATGTGCAAATGATATTAGTCAATGTAGTCTTACCAATACCAGAATCCCCAAAAATTTGAACAGCAAAAGGCGCTTTACGATTACGACGAGCAGCCGACTTAGTGTTCAAATCATCACGCATCATCAACATGTCATTGAGTGTAAACTTGATAGTATCTCTATCACTCTTCTCCAGTCGCATCGAATGTTTAACGATATTCTGGAGTTTCTCAATAATGTCATCCAAATCAGATCTAAATTCACTTTCCGTGAATCCATATTCCTCAGGATTATGTAAAAGATGAGATTTCCTCTGTAATTCTCGACAAGTATCAAACATCTTCTTATAAGTGCCACCTGAATGGAAAATACAGTTGATATCACCAGTCAAATAAATTTGGTAACCGCGTTCTGCTAAGAAAAGAATAGTATCCGCAAGGACATACAAAAAATCTGGTTTTTTGTAATACTTCTTCTTTAGCGCAACTTGTTCAAGCTTGGAATAGCCAAAAGCGTCGAATGAAATACCAAGTTTGTCAAAAAGAGACAAACTCATTATATACATACAACATCTATACAATTTAATAGCTATCTCGCTATTGCAAATATTCTTGTATGAATTCAGGTATCCTCGCGCTCCTTCGAAAAAGTAATCGGCGCCTTGGACAACAAAGTCACCTAAGATCTTCTTTATGTATGAGTAGAATCTGGAAGACAAAGTCTTCCACGTTGATTCATGAAATCTACATTTAATGAAGATCCGAAAAGCCTGTAATATGGTTTCCACCACACCAAAGCCCTCAATTTTTTGAGTTGACATAGTTACAAAAGTTACTACATCATCCACTAACTTAGTGATATAATCATCATCAGTCATAGATTTGTATGTAAGTTCAGACATTGTGGATTGGAACCAATCTCCAATCTTCTTTTTGACTCTGGCAAGAGAGTCCTTCGAAGGTAAGTACAAGATTTGTTCATCTTTGATACATTCCCCACACTGGGGAGTATGATCTTTTTCATTTAATTCGTTTCGCCCAAAATTAGGGCAAAATTGTAAACTTTCTTTCTTTCTCATTTCTTGTTCTTATCTTTAGATTCAGATTTTGTTTTCTCCCGCTGCAGGATATATCTAGGATTCTAACCTTGATAAGTAATAG